AAGACATATTTCTTTAATTCTTGAACCGTACCTGAAGACAATAGCCGGGGGGCTGGCAGGTAAATCTTTGAAAGGTGAAAATGATGTGCTTTCAGAAATTCGCAGGATTCTAACCGGTCAGTTAGAGAGTGGCATAAGATCGGGCAAATAGGTTCATTGGTGCAGTTTTCGCACACATCGCATGAATCGTGTAATTCCATATAGGTGAATGGTTTGGGTTGAAAATATGGAAGTTGATAGGGATTGAGATTTAGGACTACGAATGTAATAACTATTCGTTAACATTCAATGTAGAAAAATTACTACAAAAAAAATAGATAAATGGCACAATTACCAATATATACGGTCCGCATGTTTGCCGTTATGGATTACGTTGTAACTAACCGGGTGAAGGGGTGCTTAACTGAAGCCGACTTCCTTGTATCAATCGGGTACAGTCCGGGCAACATGACCAATTTAAAACGGGGCACACAAAAATTTCAGGCGAAGCACTACATGAACGCTGTAATAATATACAATGTAGATGCTAATTTCTTTTACAATAAGAAGCACACTGAAATGTTTGTATCGGGCAAGAAGTCGGGAGCCTTAGCCCAATTAAAGGAAGCGGTTGCAAGGGTGGCTATTGAGCTGGCAAAAAAGTAGCTGGAGCATATAATACTAATTTAAAGCCATTTTAATGAATAAGTTGTTGATAATCAGAATATTAAAGCTGGTGTTTTTTTTGCGTAATTGACTGATCAAAAGCGGCATTTTTTAGGTAAATATTAAATAGAATCCTTTACTGTAAAGGGTTTCATTCGCTGATCATTAATAGTAATCCAGTTAGGCCATATTAGTTCTTTGAAATTGAGGGGAAAATATTTTTAATTTATTTTCATTAATTGAATTTTGTATTACAATAACCTTTATCTTTGTGTAACAAAAGGGGAAATGAATCACCTTTTAAAAACTTTGCAAAATGAAAAAAGTATTAAACGCATCATGGACAAGAACAGGCAATGTTATTATAGAATTAAAAGAGGTAATATCTTTTACAGAAAGCTTTGGCAAACAAGTTCCTGTTGTGAAAAACGGAAAAGGAGAGACATTGGAAATTGAAATAGCTGATAAATCAATTGAGGAAGAAGGAGATACACTGGCAGCAAATGTTATTGTATTCAATTTCTTAAAGGCTAATAATGTTGAGGTTTTTGAAAGTAGTTTTACAATTGACTAATTCTCTTATAATCGCACCACAGAGCCGGAACCGTCCGGACAAGGAATTTTAATAATATTGAGATGATAAAAGTAACCCACCGGCTCACAGGGGAGCCAATGAGCATGAAAAGAATAAACGGGGATATAGTAACCTGCTATTTATCCTACCCGTATTCTTTGCTGAAATTCCGGCTATTGATCGAAGTAGCGATCTGCCATAGGGATAACCTGATTTTTGAAAATTAAACACATTACGGGAACCCGTAAGGAAAAGATGCAATTGGTTTGTATGTTTGCTCTTCACCAAAAAATAAAGCTATGATACTAAAACAAAGGTTTGCAGATGGCAGGACGGCTTATACCGATATAGGCGACCAATGGCTGTATATACAGAAATCAGCCGATGAATTCAAAGAACTGGTAAAAGATTATACCAGGTCGCCCGAACTGGAAAAAGACTGTATAGGCCTTATTGAATATGGAGAACGCAAATTGGAGCCTATTTACACCGACTTCCCGCAATGGGTATACAGTAATGATGGCCAGCTATTCATGACGCTAACAAGGCCCGGAACTGATATTAAAATTGAAGATAGCAAAGGGTTAGATAAAAAAATAGAAGCTGATACTGAAAAGAACATGAATTTAATTTCAGCCTTCATAGATCACATTAAAAAAGAAAGTGGTAGTCGGGTAATCATTCCTGAAGATATTGTACTATCGTTCTTTAAGGCTTAGGATTTTACGCAATAATTATCTGTTTTAAAAATAATCCCCTCAATTACCAACACCGGCGAGATAGTCGGTGTTTTTTGTGCCCGTGATATTTCGCTGATACCTGCGCTAATACAGGCATTCCACCAACCAAAAAAAGTTAAACAAAAAGTCAAACAATTGGTCCAAAAAATGGCTAAAACGATAAAAGTTAAACAAATGAAAGTCGCACTGGTATTGAGTTTCGTTAAATTAAACAGGCAGGCTATCGGATTCTGATTCTGATAGTACCCTCTTTTAACCGTTACCGTCAATACCAATCAAACACAATACAGCATTGCATTTCAGCGGATTTTAAAAGTTAAATACAATCCGGTTAAATCGAAAAGTTAAACAAAAAGTTAAACATTACAATGCCACATCTACCAAACGGATGCTATTACTCTGAATTAACAGTTAACCCGAAAAACTGGCAATCAGGCGGCGCCGGTCTATTAAAAATAAACTGGTACATCCAGTATAAATTCTACGATCCAAATAGAAAGGATCAATCTGAATATCAGAAAGGAAAGCTGATGATTTTAAAAAAAATGAATCGGTTCGATACACTGGCAAAAAGAAGGGAGGCGACAACATTACTAATCAACTATGAAAAGCACCGGTTAGAGGACCTTAGTTACAACCCAATCGCAAAAAAACAGGGCTATATAACCCAGGCAAAGGCCGACACAACAACCGAGATATTAATAGTGCAGCGGTCCACTCCTTTTATAATTGCGTTAGAGTACGCATTGGAACGCCATACCGGGGTTTATGAGTATAAGAAGGATATCCGTTCAGCTTTACATTACATAACAATAGCGGCCCGTAAATTAGGTTATGACAAACTACCGATCTACGATATCCGGGTGGATCACATTTCCAACATTTTAGAATATTGCCAGCGAAACAAAATAAACTGGACCAATAAGCGGTATAATAAAGTGAAAGGCGAATTGGGAGGGTTATTCCGGTACCTAATCGAAAAAAACGCAGCCAGTAGTAACGCACCCCGTGACGTAAAGAACTTACCGGTAAAAGAAACAATCAGGCAGGAACTTACAACTGATGAATTAAAGAAGGTGGAAGATCATCTTCTAAAAACTAACCGGCAATTTTACAACTTCATGATGATGTTCCGATACTCCGGCGGGCGTGAATTAGAACTGATGCAACTAAAAGGAAAAGACGTAGACCTGGTTAATCAAAGTTATAAATGCGAGGTAAGGAAGGGTGGCACCTCTGACATAGTTCGGCCCATCGCACTGGTAGCCCTGCCTTTTTGGACCGAGCAAATAAAAGATTGCAATCCGGATGACTACGTTTTTTCAAAAAAGCTACTACCAGGGCCCCAATTCATCAGCCCTTTACAGATCCGTGTCCGGTGGAGAAAGTACGTAAAAAAGCCCCTAAATATCACTGCAGACTTTTATTCCCTGAAGCATACCAACACCGGTGAAATAGTTGATAAGTTCGGTATCGAAGCTGCAGCGTTCCAAAACGGCCATGCCTCAACAGAGATGGTAAAAAAACGATATGGCAAACGGGCCCATGAAAAAAAGTTACATGACCTATTAAAAGGATGATACCGGCAACAAGGAATTACCGTATTCGTATAACTAAATTTTATGATAAACAGGCGCTACACAGCCCAACCACTCCCACGCTGTTTTGTGTTTTTTCTTTGCCTACGCTCGCAATATTTGTCAAGTACATAGAGTATAATGTAATCACGCATACTGTTATAGAGTAAAGGAATAGATTAGGTGGGTAAGAAACATAGAGGTTAAGATTATATACTTTGTAACAAACTTTGTTATACATTTGTACCATTATAGCACTTAAATAACATGAGCCTGCCTGCCAGGGCCGCACAAACCTTCTAAAATGCATAGTAACGACGCTAGTCGAATATTTTATTTGTTTCCCTAAATTCGGGATACACCTTTAAATTACTACAATTAAGAATTGAACTTATTAAAAAGCAATCGCAATGAAAACATCAGAAGCTAATATCGAAATTACCAGAGCAGATCATGCTTTATCATCTATTTCAGTTATAATGCCCACTTGGAAACATCAAGAAGATAATTCACTGTCAGTAAATATCCCATTATTTGGTATTAAGACATTTGCTAAAGATATTGATGATACAGAAGCCGCAACAAATGAAGCAATAACATGTTTTTGCATAGCTTCAGAAAAATTTGGGCAAGGTATAGAAAAAGAACTAGAGGCCATAGGATGGGTATCATTAGTGAATGGCAATAATTCAATACTGAATTATAGTATAGAGTCTAGCGATATTGTTTTGGAACAAATAATGGAAACGGGCGATCAATTTGCTAAAAGTAATTTATCTATTGCCTAATATGCCTGATCCATTTTACCCTTCAATAGACCTGACATTTATAGAAAGTTTGATTATTAATAGTAACAAGACTATCCCTGACAGTAAGATTAAAGTAGGCGATACTACTGCATTTGTATTAGACGGGAATCAGGCTATGCATAAAAGACTTATTCTAATAAGAGAATTAACTAAAAATGAAGTCACATTTGAAAGAGCGACATCATTAGCGATTCAATTAGGGTTCATGAGAGAGTTGCTAAATTGGCTTGAAGCTAATAAGAAATGGAAAGACGGAGGGTATAATGGTTAAAGTAAATAATTAATGGTAGCTAATCACTACCCTTTTTTTATTACATTTATATAATAAAAAAAGCCATTCATTGAATGGCTTGTAACATGCAAGATTAAAAGTGCGATCAACTCGGACATGAGTATCAAGTAAATCTCACAACAAGAAAAAGTCGTTGACTATTTGTCTTGCCAGCGGTTAAGGCCTGAACACCTTAGCCGCTTTTTATTTTATCTAAATTACAGAAAATCTTTAATCTAAATCAAAAGTATTTACTTTAAAGCGTCTAATCAGATTTTTAACTGCCGTTAAAAAAGATATTCGCTAAGGCGAATTAAAATGGCTCCGCAGCTAAAGAAAAAATACAAAACCCCAACACACAAGGCTAAATGCCCACGCAGGCCGCCAACGCACAAGTAAAAAGTTAAGCTACGCAAATTTAACTTTTTACCCTCCCCACAGGCCAACCTGTTTAGTCATAATATAAGTTATACAAATATAGTAATGTTCTGTTACAGCAACTGAAGGTTGCCGGTATTGCGATTTTTATTTATTCTATTGTCCGTTGGACGAATAAAAATCGCAATACCAAATACGTATTATTTGTAAATGTAGTAAATAATTATTTATGTATTACAATAATAAATTTCAAAAAATAATTTAAAAATAGTTTTGCAATTTGATTTTTGTATTACATAAAGAACTATCTTCGATGTATCAAAAACGAAAAAAGATGAACGCATTATTAAGAGTTATCAGCCAGTTAGAAGAAAAGCAAGTTAACGGGACTATCACAATGACCGAAAGCACAACGTTACTAAGGCTTATAGAGCAAGCTGAGTTTATGTTTAATTAACCATGAAGCTATTCAACGAAAATGAAGTAAACTGGCCCGCCTATCAATTAGGATATAAAGCCTGTGAAGATAACAACCCAGGAAACCCATTTAAAAAAGAGACAGACGAATGGTATAGCTGGAATAAAGGATGGAACAATGCATAGCGTCATAACTAAGTAAAAAAAACTTACAATAATGATAAATATAAATGAATTACGATTAGGTAATGTTTGCAGAAGTACAATAAATGGAGGGTTAGTCACTTTTGAGCTTTTAGATTTTTACGACTTGTATGCCGGAAATTCTACTGCCGAAGATTATGAGCCAATATCGATAACATATGAAGTTTTATATACCTTAGGATTCCAAAAAAATGTAGACCATAATCATAATTGGCTTATCCCAGACTTTCCATTTTTCCAAATACAAGAAAATGGTTCATGGGTAAATGACGAGCCTCAAAATGGGATAACTTATCATGTCTACAAATCGTATGCGGGGAGCGTAGTTGAAGTTAAAGCCTTACACCATATTCAAAATGTGTTTTTCTTTTTAACTGGCATGGAATTAAAAGTATTGAAACCTGAATGTAAAGCTGATACAGAGGGTAATATGCATAAATTATCAAAATAAAGGATGGAACGCAAAATAAAAACTATGACACCAAAAGAAAAAGCTAAAGAACTTTGCAATAAATACGAGGTCGTGTATTATATGTCGATGCACGATCTGAAAGAATGCGCAATAATCGCAGTACAAGAGATAATCAATACCGGGGCGCTTGTAAATCGTTCCTGCGGGTATTTAACCCTAAATGAAACCCATGTTGAATTTTGGGATCAAGTTAAACAGCAAATCGAATTAATATAAAATAATGGATAAAAAAGACGGAAGAGTAAACAACGGAGGCAAAAGGCCAGGATCAGGCGCACCGGAGAAGGAGGAAACATTTATAATAACGTCCCGGCTAAGGAAAAAAGAAATTCCCATCGTTCGGGCGTTCGTAAAAAAGTTGGTAGCAAAAAGGAAAAAGTGAGGTTAACGCCTTGCTTTTTTGCGTTGGGTTATTTAAATTAAAGAAAATCCATTTTTTTTAAATAAATTTGTGTATGGCTAAAGTAAAGGCTAATAAGGCTGTTATCATTGATGCAATCGTTAAGCAGGTTGAGAAAGGGGAAAGCCGTGGGAAAGTATTGGGTATAATTGGGAAAAAATGGGAAATATCGAGAACTACGTTTGATAGATACTGGAAAGTTGCCAATGAGCAGCATAAGGAGCTTCAAGATAAGGCGAAGGATGCAGCGGATAAGGCTTATATCCAATCGAGTGAAATAGCGGCTAAAAGGGCTGTAATGAGCCGGGCTGAAAGGCTTGAGGTCTTATCGAGTATTGCGAGGGGGGATATTACTATGCAAGTTATGGATGGCGAAAAAGTAACTGAAGTGCAGGTTGTTATCGAAACGTTGGAAAAGCTTAAAGCAATTTCCGAACTAAACAAAATGGAAGGGGATTATGCACCTGCAAAAATCGCCCAAACAGATATAGCCGGAAATGATATTCACTTAAGCGTTGGGTATGGCAAAAAAGATTAGCATTGACTTTAACCCTGAATTATTTAATAATGTTTACTGGCACCTGCTAAAGGCATTTAAAAATCAATTGGTAAGGTTTATATGGCTGTATGGGGGGTCTTCTGCAAGCAAAACTTATTCAGTTGTACAGTTGCAAATTATTTTAATGCTGGAAGGAGAGCACGAAAACGCTTTAATACTCCGAAAATATGCAGTAGATATAAAAGATTCCATCTATGCCGACTTTAAAAACATTATATCAGATTGGGGGTTGCAAGACCTTTTTATTATCCAGCAGAACTATATTGCGTGCAAGCACACCGGGTCCTATGTTCGTTTCAGAGGTCTAGATGACAGCGAAAAGATTAAAGGTATTACCGGGTTTAAACGGGTAATACTGGAAGAGGTAAGCCAGTTTGATGAAATAGATTTTAAGCAGATTAAAAAACGTTTGCGGGGCCAGGCCGGGCAACAGATCATCGGGATATTTAACCCGATCAGTGAAGAACACTGGATTAAAACAAACGTGTTTGATTTGGAGGTATTAACGGAGGTTGAAAGCGATATATCAGGCATGCAGGTGAATGAGCAGGGTAATTTGATTATCCTGAAAACAAACTACCTGGATAATAAATACATCGTTGGCCCGAACTTTACGGATCAGCATGTAATGGATGATTTTGAAAAGGATAAAATAACCGATAATGCCTATTATCAGATTTATGGATTGGGTAATTGGGGAAAGATAAGGACCGGCGGTGAATTTTGGAAGGATTTTAATGCAAACCACCAGTTGACTAAAATTGGATGGAATGAGGATTTACCTATTCATTTGACATTTGATGAAAACGTAAACCCGTATTTAACCTGTTTGGTATGGCAGATATTACCGGCAACTGAATTTGAAAAGAAAAAAGCCATCCAAATTGATGAGATATGTTTACCGGATCCCCGTAACCGCCGGCACCATGTATGTAACGAATTTAAATCACGTTACCCGGTTGGAAGGGTAAAAGGCTTGTTTATTTACGGTGACAGGACTAGTTTAAAGGAAGATACCGCCAAAGAGAAGGGGGAAAACTTCTTTACTGATATAAGTAAGTACCTGGTGGAGTACCGGCCAACACAGCGGCTGCAGTCTGTTAACCCTTCAGTTGTTCAATCGGCAGGGTTTGTTAATGCTACATACCGGGGAGATACTGATTTTAATATTTTCATTAATGAGCGATGCAAAAAAAGTATCTTTGATTACCAATATGCGTTGGAAGATTCGGATAACACTTTAAAGAAAACAAAGAAAACGCACCCGGTAACAAAGGTTAGTTATGAGGAATTTGGGCATCCGAGCGATGCAAAACGATATTTCCTTACAGTGGCATTTGCGAATGAATACGGCAATTATTTACGGGGCGGAAAATCTACCATACCGAAATTAGGTAAGGCGGTAAGTAAGGCAGGATATTAATGATAAAAGATAAATTAGATATTAGCATTTCTCAATTCCCGGCCAATATACCGGTTAAAAAACGATTACTCCTAATCGGAATTGAAGCATACAGGCTACTTTGTACTGAGTTAAAAAGAAAGCCGGTAAGGACTTACAAGGGGATTAAAATAAAAGTGATCTAATGCAAAATGCCTTTAAAATAAATAAATTTCATTTAAATTAAATAGTTTCTTAAATTTGAATTGTATTTACTGCATAAATAGCAGTCATACGGTAAATTTTGAGTTATTTAATATTCCAGGACTTTAAACG